AGCGCGTGTACAACATACTGGACCGCAGCGGAATCTTCCCGCCCATACCGGACGACGTGCTGGAAACGCTGTCCGGGAAGGAAATGAAAATTGAGTACATATCGCCGTTGGCCCAGGCACAGAAGATGTCGGGGCTGGTGAACATTGAACAGGCGGTGTCCTTCACGTTGCAGATCGCCCAGGCATGGCCGGACGCGGTGAAGGTGATAGACCCGCTGGCGACCGTGGAAAAATACATGGAACTGTTAGGCGCGCCGGCAGCGATGCGCCGGAGCGAAGAGGAAGTGCAGCAGATGATCCAGGCAGAGCAGGAAGCCATGCAGCAGGCCCAGCAGGAACAGCAGGCCATGCAGATGGCCCAGGCGTTGCCGGGCATCACGCAGGCTGCGAAGAACGCGACAGAGGCGGCCAACGACGGGAACCCGGCGCTGGCTGACTGGCTGGGAATGAGTGGTGCATGATGCGGTACATGGCGAACACAGGAGAAGATACCCGCCGGGCGGAATACCAGCGGGTATTAAACACAGAGATCATCAACAAGGACACGGCCGTGATGCAGTGGATGCTGGAAAATCCAGAGGGGAGATGGTTCCTGCTTCGGATGTTCCAGTCATGCCAGCTGACAGGAGCCACGTTTACCGGCAATTCCGCTACGTTTTTCAAGGAAGGCCGACGGTCCGTGGTCTGTGAACTGTATGAACTGGTACGAAGCAGGCTGGGAAAAAAAGGACTGGAACTGCTGCACAAGGCAGAGATGGAAATGATGGAGTTTGAAGAGCGCTGCGAAGAGGCAGCCAAAGAAATGGAGGATGAAGATGGTTACTGATAATGACAATGCTGCCAACAATAACACGGATGGGCAGGGGACACAGAACAATCAGAGCACGCAGCCCGCAGGTGATGGGCAGGGCACGCAGAACGGCCAGCAGCAGAACGTGCAAACTGCGCCGGATAATAAACCGGCAGCGGACGGTCAGCCGAAACAGGGTGGTACTACGCAGCAGGATGCGCCAAAAGGAACGCTGCTGGGCGGGGAAACAAAACTAACAGCACAGGCAGGGGCGCCTGAACAGTATGACTATACAGCGGCGATCCCGGAAGGGATGCAGGTGGACCAGCAGTTGGCGGACGGTTTTTCCGTGATTGCGCGGGAGATGAACCTGACCAACGACCAGGCGAACAAGATCGTGGCGTACGGTATCCAGTACGGCCAGCAGGTAGCACAGGCCATGCAGCAGCAGTTGGATGCAGAAGTGGCAGGCTGGGGCGAAGCGGCAAAGAAGGAACTGGGCGCGGATTTTGACAAGACCATGCAGCTGTGTGGGGCGGCGCTGGAAGCGGTGGAAAAACAGGTGCCAGGCATCCGGAAGGCGCTGAATGAGACAGGCGCCGGGAACCGGATCGAAGTGATCAAGGTGATGCGCCTGATGGGCGAACTGGTACAAAGCGACCCGGGCAAGCTGGCGAACCTGGGCGGGGCAGCAAAGCCAGAAAATGAATCCTGGTACAACAATTCAAAGATGCAATTTTAAGTTAAAAAAAGAAAGGATGATGAAACATGGCAACGATTGGAATGGATCGTCTTACACTGAACGACCTTCGTAAACGCGGCGACGGCACTGGAAAACTGGATGAGATTATGGAAGTGCTGGCAAAGTCTAACCCGATTTTGGAGCATATGACCTGGATGGAGGGCAACCTGACCACCGGCAACCGGACCACGCTGCGAAACAGCATTCCCAAACCGTCTGTCCGTTATATTAACAGAGGTATTGCTCCAACAAAAAGCGACACCAAGCAGATTACGGATACCTCCGTGATCCTGGAAGCACGTAGCGAAGTGGACGTGGAATGGCTGAAACTGGCAAGTGACCAGGAAATGGCGCGTCGCAATGAAGACATGGCGCATATCGAAGGCTTTGGTCAGACCGTGGCAGAGATGGTTATTTATGGCAATACCGAAGTGGATCCGGATACGTTCAACGGGCTGGACATCCGTCACAGGGTCTTGGCCGTGACCGACCCGACAAAACCAGGCTATACCACCGTTGACGCGGGCGGCACCGGCAGTGCGCTGACTTCTGCGTATTTCGTGGATTGGGGTCCCCGCAGCATCACAGGCATTTACCCGAAGGGAGCTACGGCAGGCCTGACTCATAGGGACCTGGGCGAACAGACCGTGGAAGACCGCGACGGCAAAAAATTCCAGGCGATGGTTTCCCTGTTCAACTGGAAATGCGGCCTGACGGTCCGCGACTACCGCGCTGTCGGCGCGATCCGTAACATTGACAGCGGCGTGTTCAAGTCCGGCACGGCAGCCCAGAAGCTGGCGGCGTTGAGTTCTTTCCTGACCGTAAAGAACCGCGTACGCCGTCCGGACAAAGGGATCTGGTATGTATCCAACGAACTGTACACGGCCATGGAACTGTTCCTGATGGACAAGAACAATTCCTATGTGACCCGTGACACCATCGAAGGCGGCATCCCGGTGATCCGGTTCGCAGGCAACCGCGTGGTGAAACTGGACGCCATCTCTGACACGGAATCCCAGATTGTTTAATTTGACTATTTTTAAGAAAGGAGTATAACACCATGATTCCTGATTATGAAAATATGTTTTTGAACAAAAAGGCGGCCAGCACATACGGTACGACCGCCGCGTATTCTGACCATGTAGTGGGCAACGGCAACGGCGGCAGCGCGTATGACCCGCCGTTCCTGTTCATCAATGTTTCCGAAGCGGCGATTGCCGGCGGCAACATTACCGTGGTGCTGCAGACCTGTGACGCGGAAGGGTTCGGCAGCAATGTGAAGGACCTGGGCACGTATTATGTTCCCATCGGTTCGCTGGGCACCGTAGTGAAGGAACGCATTCCCTACGGCGGCCTGAAATTTTACCGCCTGAAACTGACCGGTTCCGCTTCCGTGACCGGCAACGGCAAGATTACCGCTGGCTTTGTGCCGGACGTAGACCTGCCGCTGTAATGTAAAACAAACCGAAGGGCTGTCGCATGGCAGCCCTTTTTTAAAAAGAAAGGCAACATTATGAACATTACCGACATCTGCAATACGGCCCTGAACCATATAGGCAAAGGGACGGTGACATCCGTGTCGGACCAGAACGAACTGGGACGCACGCTGAAGATACATTACGATATGCAGCGGCGCTGGCTGCTGACAGAATATAACTGGGGATTTGCCAGAAGAACGGAAAAGCTGTCCTGGCTGGACGTTAAAGTACCGGGCTGGGATTACGTTTATGCCTATCCGAACGACTGCCTGATGGTGCGGCAGGTGTATAACGAAGAGACGGGCAGCGTGGAGAACCCATACGACATTGTAAATATTAATGACAACACGAAAGCGATCGTCTGCAACCTGGCAGGCGCCTATATAGATTTTACCTATGATGTGAAAGATGTGGATATCTTTTCGCCGGATTTCCAGCAGGCGTTAAGTTATTTTGTGGCCGGCGCGATAGCGTTACCGCTGGCAGGTTCGGCGGCCATGGGGCAGCAGATGAAGAACGAAGGGGCAGCGATGCTGAACCAGGCGAAGACAAGGACCATGCAGGAACAGCACAAAAAGCCGGAATATGTTAGCGCGTACGTGAGGGGGCGTTGGGATGGCTGACGGAAGGATGTACATCATGCAGGCCAGCTTTGCGGCCGGGGAGATATCGCCGGAAGTAGCGGCCCGTGTTGACCTGGACAAATACCAGGCGGCGCTGCTGCAGGCAGAAAACTGTTTTATCCGTCCCTATGGCAGCGCGTACCGGCGACCGGGGCTGAAATACGCCTATACAACAGACACAGGGTACAAACTGTTACAGGAATTTGCCGTGGATTCGGATACCAGCTATTTGATGGAGTTTAGGGAATCATACCTGCGGGTGTATAAACCGGAAGGCGATTCACTGGTAAAAAAGGCCACAATATCCACGCCGTTCTCTGGGGGAGAACTGCATAAGCTGCGGTTTGCCCAGTCGGCGGATGTGATGTTTATCACCAGCGGGAACCATCCGGTACAGGTTCTGACAAGGCACAGCGATACGAATTGGACCATGGCGGACATGGTGTTGGACGCCAGTTATTATGATGTGATGACGGAGACGGAAGGCGTAACGGTATCCGCGTCAGCCACGTCAGGCACAGTGACGCTGACCGCCAGCAGCGGTATCTTTGCTTCCGGCCAGGTGGGCAACTGGATCCAATTAACTCATGACAGAGCTTCGCAGACAGTATCACTGGCGGTCAGCGGGCCCTCTTCCAGCACGGGAAGCACGTCTGCCCTGATGGCATATCCTTCTGGTTGGGTGCTGACTTCTGCCGGAACCTGGACAGGAACTGTCACGTTGCAAAAGAAGGTTGGCGGTGTATGGACCGATGTACAGACATACACAAGCCAGGTAAATGATTCCGGGGTACTTACCGGGGCAACGGAGATGCGTGCCAGCGTTAGCGTAACAAGCGGGAGTATTACGGTAAGCCTGAAACGGCTGGCGTGGACAGACACGTCAGATCCGGATGATCCTGTGACATACGCTGAAACAACAGTATCTGTTAGCTGTTCTGCAAATGCCAGTTCTTCTATCCTTGCCGGTGCTGAAGGGTGGAAGGTAATCTCTCATGGAACCTGGGCTGGTTCTTTTTCCGTGGAGTATTCCAAAGATAATTTAAACTGGAAGACCTTACGGACATACACCAGTAACAGCGATTATAACCCGTCGGAGACAGGAACGTTTGATGAACCGACATATATCAGGATCAGCGCAACGATTACTGGCGGCAGCGTGACCATAGACCTGACGAGGCTTCCATACAAACACAAAGGCACGGTGAAACTGACGGGCTACACCGATGGCACGCACATGACCGGCGCCGTGGTGGACCGGTTGGCTTCCACATCCGCCAGTGATGCCTATGCCTTTGGCCCATGGTCGCCATCGTACGGGTATCCGGCATGCGTGGGGTTCTTCCAGGACAGGCTGTGCTTTGCGGCAAACGCAAAATATCCGTACATGGTATGGATGAGCCGGACAGGGGATTACCTGAATTTCGGAACGGAAGAAATTAGTGGGACGCTGACGGATGATTCGGCTATCGCGTTGAGTTTTATCAGCCGGAAAGATTTCCGGATCCTGCATCTGATAGCCACGTCGGACCTGATCGTCATGACGGAAGGAAACGAATGGATCATATCCGGCAGCAGCACGGTGACGCCAACAAAAGTGACGCCGCAGCTGCAGACGTTCCGGGGGTGTACGGATGTGGAACCGGTCATAATCGGCAGCGATATCATCTATGTGCAGCGGCGCGGCAAGACCGTGCGGGACATGCAGTACAATTACGCGTCGGACAGTTATGACGGCGCGGATTTGACATTGCTGGCCAAACACATCACAAAAGAAACGACGATTGTGGACGCCACCTATAAACAGGAACCGGACAGCATGCTGTTCTTTGTGATGCAGGACGGGACCTGCGCATGCCTCACGTATGTAAAAGACCAGAAGGTGTACGCATGGAGCCGTATTGTAACCAATGGAAGCATTAAAAATGTTTGCGCGATAGCTTCCCCGGACGGAGAACGTGTATATTTCATGGTCAGCCGGGGCAATGGCATGTTCATCGAAGAACTGGCAGAGCCGGAAGAACATATACTGCTGGATAATTCCGTGAATATACTGACGGAAGAAAACGTGAACACGGTTACAGTTGCGCACCTGGCAGGGTGCAAGGTGGACGTGCTGGCAGACGGGGACCATCATGCGGGGCTGCAATGTGACGCAAACGGTGTGGTCGCTTTGCCGGATGGAATAAAATGCGAACAGTTTGTGGTAGGGATGCCATACAATACGGTCATGGAACTG